ATCATCAGTCCCTGTGGGAGCTGTTTGCGATAATGTATTACCGGTAGTTCCGGTTACAGTCGCATAAATCAAACCGCCGACAGTCCATGCCCAAGTGTCATCTCGTGCTATGCCAACGAGCATAAAATTGCCGGAAGCATCAGCACTTATTGAACTATCAACACACATAACAATTCCGGATGAGCTTGCGATTGCATCGGCATCTATTAACGCTACCTTGCCGTCAGTATTTACATAGCCGACATCGCCAAAAGCCAAATTAACGGCGGCCGTCAACGATATTGTTAATCCGCTTGCAGTATGATCAGAACCAGGCGCGGCTGTTACAACTAAAGAACCCTGCGCACCTTGATCACCTTGTGCGCCCTGATTTCCTTGAGTTCCTTGGTTGCCTTGACTGCCTTGCGCACCGGTTTCTCCTTGTGTTCCTTGACTTCCGGTTGCACCCTGCGTTCCTTGATTTCCTTGTGATCCTTGTGCGCCAGTTTCACCTTGGCTTCCTTGTGTGCCGGTCGCTCCCTGAACGCCCTGTGCGCCTTGCGCTCCTTGTTCGCCAGCGCCCTGAACACCTTGATTACCCTGCGTACCTTGATCGCCTTGAGAGCCTTTTTGCGCAAATAAAGTCCAGTATAAAGGACTGGTTGAAGGCGTTTGACCAGTTCCGGCTTGAATACAAATATATGATTGTCCATCTTCAACAACCGCATCGTCAATTTCATATGCTGTTCCTGCGCTGTAAGCGCCTTGCCAACTCATAGCTCCACCGGCAACGCCCTGAACGCCTTGAGAGCCTTGGCTGCCCTGCGCTCCTTGACTTCCAGTCGCTCCCTGTGCGCCGGTATTTCCTTGCGCACCGGTTGCGCCCTGCGCACCGGTTGCACCTTTTAATTCAGATTTGAGAGCTTTTTTTGTTGCGCCAGAAACGCCGTCAACGTAAGGAATAACGTCGGTATCAAGCGGCGTTCCTTGGGTGAGTTCGGATATTTTTTGATCCATATGATTATTTGGTTAAACATTTATCAATTGGCCACTTGTAAGCATGGAAACGTTGATAAATAGTACTTCTTTTAATATTAAATTGGATAGCCCAGTCCGTAAGAGTTTTCTTAATTCCGTTATATTCAACTAATCTCGTATGCCTTCTGTTTATCGCTTGCTCTTTTGCGGTAGCCCAATGGCAATTCAGTTTGTTATATCCTAAATCATTATTTTTACGATCAAGTGTTGTGTTTTTTTCACCAAAATTTTTTACATTCAACAAATAACTTCTATACATATCGTCAAAAAATCCTCCGAAGGTTTCCCATTTTTTATCGTATGATATTCCACGTCCACCGTATCTATGAAAATCCGGGTAATTTTCATTATTACACCTGTTTTTCATATTAGACCACATTTTATAGAATTTTGTTTGATATAGATCCTTCATATTAACTGTAAATGCGGCCGCCGTTTGTCGCTTTTGATAGCGGCCAAATTCGCGACTGCGTAAGATATATTATTTTGTTTATGCCATTCTGTCGGGAAAATTGTTTCCAAACGAAATTCTTGAAATTTAATTTTGTCATTCCGGATATACTGCGCCAATTCCTTGCGCGTCCAATACCAAAATGAGTTTTCATTCCAATAAGAAATATGTGTCGGATCTTGGAAAGCGCCCCGGCCGTCAGTTGAAGGCACGGAAATAAGAAGCCAGCCACCGTCTGCCAAAACCCGGTAAGCCTCGCTCATGACGTGCTGTTTGTCGGATAAATGCTCAAAAATGTCATGGGCGCGAATAACACCCACGGAATTGTCCTCAAATGGCCATTTCTCGTTAAGATTTGCCTTTATATCGGCATTTTCGAGGTCAACGGATAAATAACCCTCCGGGGAGTTAAAACCGCCTCCAAGGTCTATTTTTTTGATATTTTCAAGGTCAGCCCAGCGTTCTGCCAGTTGATAGGCGTATTTGTTATAAAGTTCAACGGTTCCGGTTTGGATTTTAGCGTTGCGCTCGATCCAAGTATTGTCGCCAGTAATGCGATAGATATATAGAACTTCGTTTATAAATCCGATTTTTGTTTTCAAATATGTCCTGATCAAAAGTTCTTGATCATCGAGGATCTCGAAGTCCGGATTATGGCCACCGATTTTTTTATAAACATCGGCTCTCCAAGCTCTGACATGATCGGGCGCAAACCAGATGAATGAAAAGCTGTGAGCTGTCGGCTCGAACGGAACTGGATATAAAAGAGCTTGACCTTTAAAATCGTAACTGCCATGCTTCCATCCGTAATTAGCTCCATAAGGAGTGAAAGACCCGAGCTTTGCGTTGGCAGAATATACGAAGCCGATTTCCTGATCTGATAAGAATTTATCACGAACTTTCTCGAGGCAGGTTTCAACCAATAAATCGTCATGATCAACTTCCACCAAAATATCTCCTGTGCATTGTTCACAAGCAAACTTTTTCAAAGCTCCGACTGATTTTGCTCCGAACGGAGTATCAATGATGCGAACTCGCTTGTCATCGATATTTACCTTAGCACCATTGTTCGTAACAATAACCCATTCAAAGTCTTGAAATGTTTGCTTCTTGATCGTATCCCAAAGCTCGTTTATAAACTTAGGATTATGCGTTGGCGTAAAAATTGATAATTTCATATTAAGATGGTTTTACCCTTGTTGACCATTCCTCGCCACGAGAGAGGATTATTTTATCACCGGTTTCCAAGAGCAAAAAATCAGTATCTTCTTTGAGAAGATGGCTGTCAACTCCCGATGGTTTTGTTCTCTCGCTCCAAGTATCAGGCATATTTTTAAAAATTAGTTAATTACTCCATCGCCATACTGCAATGCGGTATCGTTCGGTATTCCGGCTTGCATGAAGCTGTCATCACGGTTAGTTAGATCGTCAATCATGTCCTGTTTGGCTGCGTTATAATCTGCCATGCTATCAAATGCTTCCTTCTTTTTTGATCTGGCTTTATAAATATATTTTTCCATTCCGAGAGCGATAACATCGTGATGGGCAACAGGTATTAAAATGGTTGCCTCTACATCAGAAACCGCTAAATCTACGATTGTGGCCACGCCATAGAGCTTGATCTGTTTATTCCCGGCCGGAGTATCAGGCAAATCAGCTGCTTTAAATTCCGGAGCGACAAAAATGCTCTCATCGGAAATATAATAAATCGGATCTGATTTTGGCTGATTGACCATATACCATGACCAATCATGTTCTTTGAGAATATCCCGGAGATTAACTTCCCGGGCAGGTATGTGATAAGTATCAGTTGAATATGGTTTGATCAACAGCCTGATCAATTTACTCATTCCGGCTGCGACTGATGTAGCTTGTGGGAAAATATATTCGCCATTCGCACGAGCGGCATTGGTATTGTCTTGCGCATCGATCTCCCAAATCTGATAAAAATAATCCTCGTTTACTTCCTTGCGGATAGTGGAAGCGACATCATGCCTAGCCAAATTAAAAAACAACAACTGATTAGCAGATGTTATTTGCGTTGATTTTGTATGAGTATTTGACAAGGCTAAGTTTATTATTTGTTGAACAGTCATATTTTTGAGCGCTTAATGTAAACCTAAGGCCGCCTCAATTAAGAGGCGGCCTCTGCGTTTAGATTGAGGTTGCTCCGGTTTCAATACGGATCATTGCATTTTGCTGCAAGATCTTCGTAGCGAAAGCCAACTTAGCACCGACCTTCCGTCTTTGTGCCAAAGGATCGCTATCCGATGAAACTGCCGGTGTAACATAAGTTCTCAAAGTTTGGAACTCTGCGACACCATAAGCACCTGCGCCCAAAACTAAGGCCGGGTAAACAGTTACAGTGGATGTGAATGTTTGGATGAACGGAGCGAGGATCACTCGAACGCCATTCAACATTCCGATCTCGCCTTTGAAGATCATTTCCGGGCGAGCGTATTTATTAACTTCCAACCAGTTGCCTACGCCGCTCTCATTTCTCAAATCATAGAGCTGATAAGAATGAATGTAGCAAACATAGAAACCATCGATCTTAGGAGCATAAAGGCTCTCCAACTTAGCTGATGCCCTGTTCAAAAGAGAAGCAGTCAAAACATCAGTTGCAGCAAGGGCAGTTCTTGCGGATTTTCCACCGGCATAAATTACATTATCGCCTGCCATGATAGTCGTTTGGACAACGCTATCGATCTTTCTGGCCATCGCAGCGCCAACTTCGATCGCTGCGCCTTTCAGAAAGTTGATGACATTCAATTCAATCAACATATCGGAAAGGGTTACTACGATCCTGTATTGAACAGGTGTAGCAGTGATGACAGTTGCATTAAAAGCAGTGTCATCCGGCGTAACACCATCGGTTGAAGTTGATCCAGTCGTTACAGCAGAACTCAATAACTGGGTAAACTTTGCCCAACCAATAGTGTTATAACCTGATGGGGTATCAGGCTTTCTTCCAGCCTTGAAGAAATATAGATTTGGCTCGAAGTTTTCCAAAACCTGACGAGAAAGCCAAGTTTGTAAAACTCCAGAGTTTAAATCGTTGCGTGTTACAGCAGCCATTTTATTTGAAAACCTTTGCTAATTTGGTATCAAAAAAGCAAGTCGGTATAATTAATAATAAAACTAACTAAGGTAACTTGCTTTGATAAAAGGCTAGAGCGTTATTCTACCGGCGGCCTGCTCTTTACGAAGATAAGCCTCCTGTTCGGCAGTGGTCATATCCTCTGGCTTCCTATCTCTGATCAAGTTATTCTTAGGTTGATCACCGGTATTAAGTTTGTTCGCATTTGAATTACTAGAAGCATTATCAGTCGGGATTATCTCCTGACCTTTTAGATAGGCGTAAGCCTGATCAGCGCTCATTTTAAAGCGATCCATTGCTTTCGCAATAGTGTCTTTATGTTCGAGCGCATGAGGGAATTTACCCTTATCTAATGCTTCAACTTCAATAACATTGGATTTTTCAGCAACCGCAGCCTCATTGGCTTTGGCCTCACGCTCCGCAAAGTATTTATCTAACTCCGCACGAGTGAGAGGTTTATTGTCCGCAGACGGATCTTGATCTTTTGACAGATCATCTCCATCCCCTTTGTTACCGGATGCTAATTTATCGATTTTGGCATTGAGGTCAGCAATCTGTTTTGAAAGAGCCTGATTATCGAGTTCGGCTTGTGCAGCCTTATCTCGAGCCTCATTGCGCTCTGCCAAAATTTCTTTGACCTTGTCCGCTTTCGATTTCTTAACATCTTTATCGGGATCGGTATCCTTTTTTAAAGGATCATCGCCTTTGTCCTCTAGATCTTCATCTTTTGGATCATCGGCAGGGATGGGATCATTATTTGCAGGATCACCGGACTGCTTTAAATCATCTGTTAATGCCTTATTCAAAGCATCTTCGTTGCCTGGTTTGGATAAGTCATCAACTTGTTTTTCCAACTCTGTATTAACAGCGTTGTTATTCAGAACATTGTTTAGGTCTGGCATATTTTTGAAAGTTATATGCAGCTTTCACTGCGTATTTAATTTATTAAAAATCATCATCGAATAATTCGTCATTGATATCTTCAACTTCCTGATAGGCATCGGGGTTTTCCGGAGTGGTTTGTCCTGTGCCTCCAAGAAGTTCGATCATTCTGTCCGGCAGATCCTTGATCCTCATGGCATTATCCCTTTTGACAATAGCCATATCCCGATCGGAATACATCGGCTTGTGATCTGCTCCGGTAGCGAAAATCACTCGTTCGGCTTCCTTGATGGTTTCATCAAGCTCATTGACAATTAGTTGGAAACCTTTATAGGTTTTTAATCTCCTCCAAGTGATTATTTGATCTTTGTTCTTGTCTGAAATTTCAAGCGACATATTTTGTTATTTTAATAATAGCATATTTTATTATTCTTGACAAACTGAAGCTAAATAGGTATAAGAATTTTTGTCAAAATAGTGGCGACATTGGATATTTGTGTCGATATAACACCCGAAATCTAAGCCATTTTCCCGGCCATATTGGCTTGCTTTATCGTATAAAGGATAGTCATCATCATTCTGCACCCAGGAGAGCCATGATATTTTTTCCAAAACATCCCGGCGAATAAGCACGCAATCCATGCCCATGCCATCGATCAGCATCAATCTGTTCGTTGACAAAAACAGCTCTTTCTGTTGTTCTAAACCAACTCCATGCAACCAAGCAACCGCATTTTGCGAAGTTCCGTTTTCAGCACCATGCCTTCCCCAGTAAACGCCACCCACTATGGCTTTTTCGTGGCTAAGAAGGCGCTCAAGCACGTCTTTGGGAGGAATGGTATCAACTCCCATAAAATATAAATGCGTGAAATCTGGACTGTTTATGACCAAATTCCGGAAGAACTCTCGCTGCTTTTTAACGGCATCGGTTGATCCGTATTCGCTAGGATCAAAACGCATCAAAACTTCCTTGTTTTGATAGGTTAATTCGTCCGCTCTTGACAAAAGTTGAGAAATACAGTATAGCTTCGCTTTATGATATGGCACTGCGACTAGAATTTTTGCGTTTTTCATAGGCTTATTTATAGCTTGATCGATGATATTGGCAATCGAGAATGTGTTGTCCACAGGTATTGCAGTAATCTCCGACACGCTCATGGCCTCCGGTGATGACTGTTTTTTGTTGCGGAGCTTTATCGTGCGAAACACCCATGAAATGATTGTTGTTATCGATCGGCATGAAAAGTTCCCTGAAGAACTCTTTGATTTTTTTAAACATATATTTATTTATAGACTTTTCCACATCGTTCGCAATATCGCTTCGTATAGCTCCAATAAACAATCTTGCCGCCACATTCACAGCGATCGCCCGGAGCGATGCCACGCAACATCATGGCAAACAAGATGGCATAAATTAGAACGATTAGCACAGTCATGGTTTTATAGTAAATAAATTAAACTCTTGTCGTTTGACAAGTTGTCAACATAATCATGAAAATCACCCTCGCTGAATTGTGTGATGTGCGGATCTGTATCGTAATATCTTTCTTTGTAAAACGATAGCTTGCGAGGTGTAGAAACAAGCACCCGGGTATTCGGCGAGATCTTGTCCATGAATTTATAAAAATCTTCCTTCGGCCAGTGTTCAATCACATCGATCAGAAGTATCAGATCGAAATCTAACAACAGCTCCGGTATAGCTTTTCGGATATCTCCAACGCAAACACCATCATAAATTCTGTAAAAGGCTTTTTGGTTTAAAAAATATTCGGCGCTTTCGTTGCCATCAATCCTAAAATCCGGCACTGGTTTTAAGTTGTCTTTCGTGGCCATGTTTGACAAGAGCGCCTCCCGGATCAACAGTCCGTATTTGCCAAAGCCTGCGCCGACATCCAGAATATGTTTCGGCTTCATCTCTGCAACAACCTTGACGATTGTCGGTATGTTTTCGATGTATGATGTCATCATATAGTTTTGCAATGATAGATTAATCGATAGCTTCCATCCTCGACAATGCTTTCGCCTTTGCACTCAAAACTCTTGAAATATTTTCCGAGCCATTCCTCGAACAGATCCTTGGTTGGGAAATATAATCCACGAGATCCGAGATGAAGCATCTTGCCTTCGCCACGATCGAGGGGGATCTCTAAAACAACAAGCTCTTTAGCAAGCCGGGCACAATTCCGGATGAACTTTTCCTTATCGTGAATATAGTGCATGACCGAAGTGCAGACAACAATGTCGTATGCGCCAACATAATTATCGAGCTTATTTATATCAAACAGCTCCGCATTTTTCCTGACCAGATAAGCAAAATTGACATCAAGGCCATGATAACTTGATGCTCCGGCTTCAAAGAATAGCGGCTCATATTGGCACGAACTGCAACCGAGATCGAGAACCGAACGGCCTTGGCAGTCAATAGCAAGCTGCTTAAATTTAACATCGGTAAAGCCGGGATGCTGATAATTCAGGTTGCGGATCTGCTCCTGCGATATAATGTCGAGATCGCTTTCAATAACGATGCTTAAATAGCGCTCAATTCTTTTCCCAAACCGATCATTGTATTCGTTGTATTCTTCGGCAGTCATTTCAACCGGGTTGCTTGATGAGATGCCTGCTTTCCGCAGCTCACGATTTTCCAACCATTTCCGATACAGCGGATTAACAAGCACGAAAATTATATTATACCCTGTCAAGCGTTTTGAAACCATATCCATGTCGATCGGAAAATTAAAAGGGATAATGCCATCAACAACAATCACATCACAGGCCTTTTCAAACAGCTTCTCATAGCCACGATCCCTAGACATCCCATCGATCTCCATACGATCGTTAATCGTGTCGAGGCTGATCCATCGGCAATTAAGCCTTTCAGCGACCTTTGCCGCATAATAACTTTTTCCGGCGCAAGAAGCACCAACAAACCAAAATGCAATTTTCATAAAATTATTTCTTTTGCTAAATTGACAACATCGTGTCTTTTTTTAAACTCATTATATTCAGGAAAGAATATCTCTTTTTTCTCTGGGTTTTCCGGATCATGAACAATTGAAGGTATGCCCATTGCTCGAGCTTCAAGGTTTACCCGGCCAAGTAAGATCCCGGCCACATAGTCTGCATCAGTCATCGCATCCTCGATGTTGAATATCTGATCGTAAACATAAACATATTGATTGTATTTGAAATCGTTTCCGTAGTCTTTGCCATAAATATAAACTCGATATCCCGGGCAGGCTTTGTCTGCATAATATCTCAAGAACTTCATGCGCAGGATGTCAATCGTGCAAGGAATGACAACCTTGATATATTCTTCTGTGTTGACTTTCCGAGCATCCGGATTGAAGCGCTTAAAATCTATGCCATTATAAAGCACTCGTACTCTGGTTTCGCTGATGCCATAGTTCATGATCAGTTTTTCCTTGATCGATGGCCGGATGGCAACATAGCCGGTGATCCTGTCATTAATGATCGGAGCTTCGCAGTCGTATTCGCTATGGATTATGTTTGTAATTTGATCGGCAGTTATGTCGTTAAGGACAGCGGCAAAATCAGGTTGTGAAATAAGCACAAGATCAAAGTGTCCTTCCGGCCGATCGTAAAGAGTAATAATCCCGGCAGCGAGAAAATTCTCTTTGATCTTATTTTCAGACCATCGTGAATAAACAAAAACCTCATGGCCTTGCGCTCGCAACTCCATTGCTAGAGTGTAGTTGTAAAGCGGACTGCCTGAATAATAATCCAGTGTTTGGCAAATAATTAATATTTTCATCTTGTTTTGTTATAAAATTCTTCTAGCTTATTACCCCAAGAGGAATAGAATAAAGCCTCGTTTACATCGCAATATTTGAAGCGGCAGGATGACTGGCTTTCGTTGTGTTCGATCTCAAGATCGAGCATCTTCATCTTAACGCCAAGTTCCAATGCACGAAGCCCGAAATCAACATCCTCGTTTCCTGTCCGATATATTTCGCTGAAGCCGCCTAGCTTTGCCCAAACTTCTTTTTGGATGCCGAACAAGAAGCCGCTAGGAAAAATGCTGTCTTGCCTCTCAAGCGCAATCGAGTGTTTTATTTTTCCTTTATCCCGGAACAATCCGATACCCCAATACTTCTTGCGCTTCGATCCGGAGATCTGTGTTGACCCGACAAGCTGATAATCATCAAGCGAGTTGGCGATCTTTATAAGCTGTTCATTCGAGATCACAATATCGTCATTAGCGAATATCAGACGGTTAGTTTCAGCCATGTAAGATCCTTTGTTGCAGTTACGCCCGAAAGATCCACCGGCAATGACAAGCACATTGAAGATTGATAGATCGATGAAGCCAAGCAATCGCTCGAGCATATCGTGCCGGTTATGATGCGGAATAATTATGTCCGCAATCTTCTCGTTCGGAACACCATAATCTAAAACATTATGCGTGGCATTATCAATCTCTCTTTGCGCTTCTGCTTCAGGAGCGAAAGGTTTTCCGAAATGACGACAATCTTCTGCCGGGATGCCGCAGAACTCACAAATATTTCCAATGATGCGAGGTTTATTTTCCATAGGGCTTTATAAATTTAATAGGGATTTTACACTCGTTCAGATCATTGCGCCCGGGAAAATTCTTGTCATCGGCGTAGTGAATGAACAAAATTTTGTCGTTTTCTACGATCCAACATGCTTTATTGACACCTTTAAGCCAATCTTCTCGAAGAATGATATGATCAGGTCTTACAAACCAACCAAGATTGTTTAACCGAGTTTCAAATGATTGCATGGGGAAATACCCGAAATCTTTGAAGTGCTGATAGTCGCCATAAAGAAGCACAAAAAGTTCGCCGGGTATTGAGAACTTCAGTGCTTCTTTGATCAAGTGTATTTCTTTTTGTTTTATGCAGTCAAAAGCGCCTGCAATTATTATTTTTTTCATTGATTAACCTTGAGCACCTTTAACGCCGCCATTTATTTTTGCCATTGTTGACGATGCTGAAGCTGCTTTCTCATCCTCCATCTTCTTCTGAAGATCCTTCAACCAAGAGATGTTGCGTTTCATAACAGCGGCTTTGTCTTGCTGTGCTTCCAATTCTTCTCGCTTATTGTTGATCATAAGCATCGCTTGCGTGCATTGTTGCACTTCTCTCGACATGGTTTTCATGATCTCTCCGGTAAGATATTCAGGATTGGCAATATGCTTTAGCGCATGAACTTCCGCTTTCTCAATCGTTTCTTCGGAGAACTCATCGAAGTTAGCCTTGAAGAAAATATCATAATCATCAGCCAAACCTTTGACAATGAAGCAGTGGGAAATATATCCAAGCTGCATTGATAGTAATTGCTGTTCGACACATTCAGGTGTGATCGAAGCTGTGTCGATTTCTTGAATAAACGGCTTTAAAAATCTTCCATTCATAATTTTTTAAACTGGCTGTTCGCCGGATGGCTTAACAGTGTTAGTTTGATTAACCTTTGAATTATTTTGATTAGTGTTCATGTTTGCAATCTGATTGGCTGCTATATTTGCATTGGAATTATTACCGGCTTGAGCCTGCGCCATCTGAAGTTCACGATCCTGCTTCGCTTGACCACTCTGAAAATACATCGTTTTGTGAGTGTTAATGTGGGCGACAGTGGCCGGAGTTTGTTCACACTGGCCATGAATGACAATATGGGAAAGATGATCCTCCTCAATCGAGGCTTTAACATCCTTGTTATTGTTCTTGTTCAAGAGTTCATTTTCCATCCCGGCTTTCATTTCATCCGGTGTTTTAGGAGAGATAACATTTATTTCCTCAAGTGGCAATCCATATAACTTCAAGAGATGGCGTTCAGCATAGCGCTTTGATGCGGCCGGTTTTGTCGGATCAGCATTGATGAGTGGCAAGATCGCCGCAAAAGCTGTGCGCTCTGTCATGCGCTTCTGCTCTTGCTCAAGCTTTGACTTGATGGAAATATCAGGATCGTTAATCGAGATAAATTGTTTCCGGGTAAGAGTGGTAAAATTATCATTCATTGCCGACTTCAAGCGGATGATCTTCTTTTCAGCGGCTTCAAAATTCTGCTTATAAGCACGATACCAAAGTTTCCAGAAGCGGCGTTCTCCCCAAGCGTTGATCTTCGAGCCTAAGAGGAAGCGAAGATTTGCGTTAGCAGTTGTTTGCTGAACTTCCCCGAGCGTGCGCTGTTGATCAGACAAAACACCTTGAGCGTTTTTATCGATCCCGGTTGAGATCTCGATATCGGCATTAAGCGCTTGAATGACATTGAGTGAAGTATCAAGTTTCGTTCCGGCTTTGTTAAGAGGCTTGACCACAGCATCGCCGACTTCACCACGAACTGCAATAAATTTATTGAAGGCGAAATCAAGATCCCGGCGGTTTAAGATCTTATCCCGATTATACATATACATCGGATAGATATCAGCTTTCGCTGCCGCAACCTGCAAATTCTTAAACACTGACATGGCACGCTGTTTGTCCTCGACAAGATCAGGAACAGAAGTTCCAAACGGATCATTGCGAGATGGCGAGTAATAGTTCAAAGAGATTGGGAACGGAACTAATGACGGATCATCTTTTTCGGCTGCAGTAACCGGCAAGATTTCTTCAAAGCGGTAGATCTCTTTTACCTCATCATCGAAAGTAACCAAAAACTTTTTGCTCTTGCCATCGCTGCCTTTTATGATCATGAAGTGATCAACCATATCATAAACAATATTATCCGGGTTATCATCTTTTTTATATTCTTCCTGTCCGAGATTTTGTGCTTCACGATAAGCCGCTTCAGTGAGTTCGGTTTCAGTGCCTTTCTTGTTTACGGTTTTTGGCAGCTTATCGAGATTAATAAATCCGGCTTCTTCAGTCATCTGTGATCGAGTATAACTGACTTCAAATCCCATGAAGCGGAAGTTTGTAACAACCAGATGGCCATTCGGATCAGGCAGCCAAGTCATCGGGTTGAGAGTTCTAGGAATAGGAGTTTTCGTTTTCTTATTCCAATCTGATAATTGACGAATACCAACACCGAAGAAGAAGCGATCCCATTGTGTCATGTAGTTGATCACGTCCATTCCCATTTCCTCATAATCGAATTTAGCTAGATCTTCGACATTGCTGGCGGCCGTTACATCACCAATATCCCTGCCGGAAAAAGCAACCTGCATTTCATCGGAATAATAAACAGCGAGCATCGTGGTAATCACATTGAACATCGATGTGTCGCCGATCTTGTCTTTCTGTTTGCGTTGGTTGTTATAAAGCTTGAAGCGGTTGCGAAATTCGACACGCTTCTCTCTGACAAAATTTCTCGACATTGTGATCTCATTGCGGCCTTGCGCAATAATATCATCGTAATTGAAATTGATTGTCATCTCATTTAAATCTGGCATATATTTGAGTTGTTAATAATTTAATCGAAAACATCAGATGGATCATCGAAGTTGCCAACGATATTTCCATAACCGACATTAACATTTTGTAATGGATTAAAGTCATCCTCGAACGGATCATCAACCGGATTATGATGCAGCGATTGCTTATCTTCATCAGCTAGCGGAATAATCAAGATATCAGCTTGATAAGCTTCGGCATCAGACAGATCGTCATGTTTTGCGGAAGGATGATCATAAAGCTCATTCAAGAGATCGTTAGTTTGTCCGACCGGGATCAAATATCCTTTTTCATTTTTCAAGCAAACTGATATCATTTTACCCTGCTCATAAAAACCTTGCAATGCGCCTTCGATCCTTGCTTCCTTGTTTCTTCCCATCGGCTTCAATTCCTCGACAACCGGGAAGATCATGCGCCTTTGCTTTTCTTCTTCCAAGAGCGGAAGCACCTGATCATTAAAACCTTTCTTCTCGATGCCGATCTTGATCAGTCCTTTTGGCGACCATCGTTCCCAGACTTCGAAGATCAGATCAATCACGCCTTTGACATTCCTTTTTTCCCGGCGAACATCAACTCTGAAGCGAGCGCCATTCGGTGTAACAAAGACCACGATGCAACCAGTGAAATCAGAGCCGGCGCTTGTGCTGTCGGCAACATCGATCATTGCATATCCGTTCATGGTTGTCTTGCGCTTGATCTCATTGAACTCCGTAATCGTGCAGCGAGCCTTAGGAACTTGATATTTTTCTCCTTCGCAATCAGGCTTCGGGATCATTTCCCAAAGCCACTCATATTTGAATTTGCGATCTTCTTCAGATATTGGATCGTTTAAATATTCCTGCGCAAATGCGCTTGTTGATTGTCCGGCTGTCATCATATCTTTTTTCTTTTTTTCAAGTCGCTCGAATGACCATCGTGAAGCCCAAAGGAGAGTGTTCTCCGGATCTGCCGGATCATAAGCCCGGTAGATTTTACCGCCATGATTGTCAATCAGCTTTTTAAGCAAACTGTCTTGATGAAGGATTGTTCCAAAAACCTTAATCGCTCCTTCAACATCGATTGCCGGTTGAACGCCTTTGTTATAATTGTTCTCATATTTCAAGCGCTGCTCCGGTGAATTGATATGTTCATCTTCTTCCACATCGTCAAGGATAATCAGATCAGGCCGCCACTGCCTTGTTTTCAAACCACGAATGGTTGCATTGAAACCTTTGCCACGAATACGAGTGCCGTTTATAAACACATCGCCTTGTGCTTCTTTGTGGTTGACTGTTCTTTCAATCAAACTCTTATCGACTTCAGCACCGACACCGAGCAAATAACCATAGTAATGATTGATCTGCTCATTATCGATGAACTCATCGGAAACGCCCTTGATAACTTCGGCTGCTTCGGTTGCCGTCTTTTCAATGATCGGAACAAACCGGCGCATCTTGTGGCAACAAATATACATCAAACAAAGTTGAATGACAGTTGTTTTTGAAAAGCCTCGAGGCGCTGCGGTGTATTCGTTCTTGTCCGAGAAGATCCGGCGAATAATATCACGATGGAACTCCGGACTTTCATCACGAAGATAATGCGGAATAAAGAAATGACCCCAGATTAAAATCTTGTCGATCAATTCATCTTCGTTATCGTAGTGTGTAAAGAACGAGGTTATTGCATTTTTGTCATCGATCTCAATCAGATCCTCAAAATCAATTTTAAGCTGTTTATTTAAAACCATATTTTTGCACCCGGTAAAAGATTTGAACTCTTATCAAACAGTTTTGGAGGCTGTTGCTTTACCAATTAAGCTAACCGGGTAACTACACCCGGGATGGGTGTATTAATTAACGACCATCCAATCCTCTGCCAAGATGCTTTCAGTCGAGGCCTCGAAGCGCTTGCCTTCTTGATCTTCAAAGTATGGTTGAAAACCGACAACATTCATGTTTTTCTTTAGCCCGATATTGTATCCGTTGCTCCAAGCCAAACGATAAACTCTTATCTGCGATCGCATTAAAAACAAAGCGTCCTCGAAATTTAAAGGCTGCTTATTTTTTAATTCATTTATTTTTTCTTGATCGATAATCATAAATTTATTTGTTATACTTTTTTGTTACGAAACTCCTCGAGCTTCTGTTGGATGGCAACCTTCGATAGAACTTCCCGGCGAATTGCCCGGGCATCTTCTTCGTCAGCTCCCCATTCATCGACATACTTCAAAAATAATTCGGCGGCTCGCGCATCTCCGGAGATGGCGCTATCACGCAAGGCCTGAAGAATATCCGGAATATCGTCTTGAAAATATCGTTTTGTCAAAAGGCGCTTTACTTTCAAAATCAACGGATGGCGCAGCCAATAATAATATTGCGTATCGGTTATTCCAAGTTCACCCATCGTTATGTGCTTGTTCGGCCGGAGCGCTTTCGGAAGCATCGCTATATTGGCCAGTTTGATCTGCCAAGCCTTCAGCGGATCTTTCAGACCCACGATCCTCACATTGTCCGATGATAGAAGTTCCAAGTTGACCTCCTTGTATTGTTCGTTGCTGCCCATAGTTTATATTAATAAAATTGCCGCCTTTTATTTTTTCAATAATGTGAACTTCAACCCGGGATTGATCTCTATCGATGTTGATGCGGCGGCCATTGTCATCGACATATTTATAATTATCATCCGGGATCATTCCTTCTTTGACGAACGCATCCAAAATTCCCTTACACATTAGCGTGTAATTGTCGCCATCTCGCTCTCGCTCAAGCTCGAAGAATAATTTAAAATGAACTCCGATCTTTCCTTCAAACTTTATTGGAAGCTCATTCGCTGCGATCGCCCGGCGCAAATAGTTTCGGGCTATCTTCTCCCACTTGAGTTTCATGTTCATAACATCGCCATCTTTTTTGCCATACGAACAAACCTTGTTGATGCTATCAGGCTTAACCGGTATTAAGAATTTATGAAAAATTTTCTCCATGCTAGAAAATATTATTATATTCTTCTTCAGATCCGGGCATTGGCGCAACAACCACTTTCGGCGCAGGCATCGCATCCCGGATCTTCTGCGTTTCAGCCATTTCTTTTGCAATCTCCAGAATGCTATTAGGCATCGGAACAGCTCGCTCCTTGTTTAGGTTTTCAATTTCAGCCGGAGTTAGTTTTTTTTTTCTTGTTCTGCTGCAGGGATTTCGGATGCAGCAGAAACAGCTCCGGGAACTGTCGGGATCTCTGTTGCTGTTATCGTTGGCGCAATCACAGGATCAGAAACGCCGAGCAAAGAGCTTCCGGCTTCTGGCGGTGTTAAGAAGATCGTTTGATTTTTATAATAATCCTCAAGCGTATTAAGCAGGCCTTCGGCGGTTTTGACATGATCAAAATCTTGTCTTGCCCATTTATTGTTTTCGATTGCTGTGCGCACGACAGCAAAAAAAACGCTAACTCCATTCGGGTTAGCTAACGATTTGCCAATTCTAGGCTCATTTAAATTTGGAAGGTTTGTGCCGATCATAAAAATAAAATTATTATTTTATAAGAGTTATTCACAGTATCCTGCCTAAAGAGATCGGGCAGGAGTGAAGATATCCCCATGCTGCGAGAAGGAAGAAACTTAAAAAACCTTCAAGCAAGATACCATAAACAAACAGGCGAAGAAGGGATTATCCAAGCGTTGAATGCTTACGGACTGCTAAATTCTAGTCTTTAGCAGGGATAATTTAGTTCTTCACATGAATTATAGCACAGAAAATCAGAGTTGCCAAATTGTAATTTTTCCAAATGGCTAATTATAGCAAATCTGCTTCAATCCAATACTGACATTCATCACATCCCAAAACATCATCTGATAAAAATCCTGATTTTATCTTTGTTTTTTCGTGCGGCTTCAAAAGTTCAAGAGTTCCGTTTGCGCACTTCGGGCATTTGATCTCTTTTTTCTTTCGAGATTTTGGCTTTGATTTTATTTCTCGCATAGTTTTTTATATTCCTCGCTGTTTGTGATTTGTGATCCATCGATAATCATCAAAGGATTTCTTTTTTCGGCAAGGTATTTATAATAATTAATTCCCAATCTTTTTATTTCATCCCATTCGCTTTTGGTTGCGACTTCGTCTTTGTAGATCTCCGGGTAATAATTTTTATCAAATGTTATTTCCGGGTTTTGTGGATCTTTCCAAAAACCGAATTTTTTTATAACAAACGATCCGTCATGTAAATATCCTTCGGTTTGATTTTCTTTATCGAGTTGATCAACACAATCTTTCGGCAATATTGTTTCAACCGAATTAAGATTAATTGCTCCACCGAGTGATTTAAAATGGGTTAGGCCGGTTAATTTTCTGGCAACGACTGTTGTATATTCCTCCTCTGTGATTTTTAGAGTATCACCACTCATCATTTTTATTCTAAACATAAGCTATACGATATTTATTGATTTTGAGTTTTGCTTGATCAGCTTCCCAAAATTGTAATAAATATATTTAAAATTTGTAACATTCTTTTTGTGAAAATCCTCTGCGTTTCGTAGAATTGCCATAAACGAGTGTAACATTTCATCATCGTTCGGATTTTCTCCTGTCCGCTTTTTAAATTCCGGAGTGATTTTGTTTTTAATCAAAAGGCTTGCGTATCTTCGGTTTACTCTTTCGCTTTCGTCCAAAGATGAAACATCGTTAAACTCTTTTAGAATGTCGATCATGAGGTTTATTGTTTTGTTGCCAAATTGCTTTGGCACAGTCTGTGATAATACGTTAGTATTATCATTCTTATCATTCTTACATTCTTGTATGTGCTCACTCGTTGCTCGTTTGTTGCTCACTTGTTGCTCACTTCGTTGCTCACTCGTTTGATATTTTTCCCAATTTTTTACTGTGATTAGCCTATTTTGGTTACTAGTTTGTTGCTCAATTTGATGCTCACTTTCGAACCATTTTAGTATTCGCTCGAGCTTACTGCGATTAACATTGCACTTTTTAGCCATCCAAGTTCTTCCAGTTAATAATTGACCCGGTTTTATTGTTATTCTTTTACCTTTAAAAATAACATCCTTTTCTTTGTGCGTAACAAAAAACAATAATTTAATCCAAACAACAAAATAATCATTGTCTGTGTTTATTTTTGGATTTTCCAAAATTTTTCTATGTAATTTTATCCAACCTTGATTTTCCATCTTATTTGTTTTTATACAATTAAAAAAGCCGAGCGGCCTGCCTACTGCTAACGCCTGTAACAAGCGCCACCGGTGTTCCGGTGATAGACAAGCCATTCGGCTTTTTGAATTGTTTTGTTACACTTTTTAGCATGGTTTAATTTTACCTTAACTTTTATTTTTTTTCAAGAACACTCACCAACAATTTTTGCACACCAAACTTGATTGCCCGGGCTTTTTCATCCTTACTCATGGCGATATCTACCCGGTTTGGATATCTTGAGTTCATCCGATCAGTAACCAAACACTGAAATCTCCATGATTTGTCAACACTCTCGATCAAGATTTCAGTTCCGAATGGCACAAAATTTGCGGCGCAGCGATTATATCCGGCAGCAAGTGCGGCACAGATATTTTCACTGTTGGCTGAAATGCAGGGAGAGGCATCAGTTTGCGCCGGATCTCCGGCATTGTAGGCTGAAACCTCTCGGATGGTTTGAGAAGCAATCTCATATACCGAAATTTCTTCAGATTTGGGCGTAGGTGATGCGATGGCCGGTTGGATTGATACTTTTTCCTCTAACGCCTTAAACTCTCGTAAATGGCTTTGTGTGGCCTGAAAAGGCACAATCCACGAGCAACCTACGAAAAGCAAAGCGAATTGGAATTTGAAAAACCAAGCGATCATGGCTTTTTCCCGGTGAGTTAAGGGTAAATAATTGGCAGATTTCTTCATGATACCGCCGACAAATGCGTGTCGAGCGGCATTACTCATTTTTGTTTTGATGTTTGTTTTCATATTTTTTTATTTATTCGCATGCCTCGCTAAAGCGTTTGGCATCGAAGTGAGGATTGTCGGCGCTGAACATGTCCGATAGATCGAAGATTAATAAATTTTTGTCGATCATGTTTTTGTTATTTACGAGCGTGTTATCGCTGATCAACTTTGCGATAGCCTCGTAATGTTTTCGTGTCGTAAGTTTTTAAATTAATTAGTTATAATCCAATTATACTCCTTTTATTATTTATAGTCAATAGCCTTATTGTGGATAACTTTCTCCTTTTATTTATCATATATAATAATATGCCTTGTTTTATTGGTATTGACATAATTCTCCTTTTACTATATAATGGGAATGTAACTATTAAAATAATTTATTCAAAAGTATGGCAAGACCAATAAAATGGGTAGATAAAGGCTTTAAAGCAATCAAAGTAAAAGTCGATATTAATACTCACAAGCAATATAAAGAGAAACTTAAAAAGCAAAATCTGACCGCACAGGAACACCTGTCGGAGAAGATCAAGGAGGAGATCCATAATTAATAAAATAATCGAAGTAATTATCCCAAAATTTAAAAAACTTAAAAACTTAAACCTGTATATAGCAGTTGATAAGCTTATCGATAATTTAGAAGAACAGATATCAGGGTAATCAGTATTTGACGAGCTATGCTAAATATGTCATAGAATATCTCGAGCCAAATTTAATAAACAATAATAATAAACTTATGTCAAAAGAACTAGCATTAAAACCGGAGGATCGGCAGGTGAGTATCATCCAAAATTACACCAACGAGCAAATTGCTGTTATCAAACAGCATGTCGCAGTCGGTGCAACCAACGATGAGCTGATCTATTTCCTTCAGGTTTGCAAACAACAAAATCTTGATCCATTTTCAAGACAAATTTATTTTGTAAAGAGATCCGGACAGATGACAATTCAAACCGGCATCGATGGATATCGGGCAATGGCCGAACAAACCGGCCGACTTGCCGGGATTGATGAGCCAACTTATGAAGATGGTAAGCCATATCCCACCAAGGCCACAATCACTGTTTGGAAATTTGTTCAAGGCCAGAAGGTTGCTTTTACCGCATCGGCCAGATGGAGCGAATACTTCCCCGGTGATAAGATGGGTTTCATGTGGAAGAAAATGCCATACCTTATGTTGGGAAAGGTTGCCGAAGCCCTTGCGTTGCGCAAGGCGTTTCCAAAAAATTTGGGAGGCGTTTATACCGAGGATGAAATAGCAAGAGAAATTCCGACCGGATCTTCAGTTATTCCCGATAGCGAGCCGACTGAAATAACCAAGCACCAGATTGACAAAATTAATTATCTTATAAAAGAACGAGGCAAGGATCTTGCTAAAATGCTGAAATATTATAACCGGGATAAAGTCGAGGAGTTGACACACGGCGAAGCGGAACAGGCTATAAAACTGCTTGAGAGCAGTCCGGTTGCCAAGAAGCAAACACCAACAGCACCGGCGATAGAACAAGCGCCGGTTGCGCCGGAAGCGGTTGATGGTGAGGTTGTCGAAGAAATGCCTGCGGCCGGACTGACAATGAAAAACACGAGAGAACAGCTGATCGCAGAGATCCAAAAAATATCCAAAGAAAAACGCCAGTTTTTATCACCGCTTGTTGCTAAATATGGCAAGCAGAAGGTTGAAGATTTAACTAAGGAAGAACTGTTATTTTTGTATGAAATATTAATCGAGCAGCCGGATCTATCGAAGAAGAAAGAAGGCGAGCCGACAACAGGCATCCCAGGAGATGTTTGCCAGTTGATAAATTGGTATGAAGGCATTGACACAAAGGAATGGCCGCAAGTTATTTTTGACCTTAAAACTGATGCCGATGAAGGCAAATTCCGGGGATACGGAGCATACCCCGGGCTGAAGGAAGAAATAGAGAAGCTTCCCAAAGGCTAACTTCGTTAAAAAACTTATGGAAATTAAAAAAATAGAGCAAGGGTCGGAGGAGTGGTTTAGGGAACGGACAGGAAAATTAACGGCATCCAACGCTCAAGCGATTGCCACGGCCGGGAAAGGGCTTGAAACATATATCATAAAGCTTCTCTCCGAAAAATATTCCAAAGGAGAGAGGATCAGTTTTTCAAACGAACATACTGATCGTGGCAACGAGCTTGAAGATAAAGCCAGAGAACTATATTCGTTTATGAACGATGTTGAAATTGAACAAGTTGGGATTGTAGAGCTGAACGAATATGTGAGCTGCTCCCCCGATGGTTTGGTCGGTGATAATGGCGGTATAGAAATCAAATGTCCTGACGATTTCGGATATTTTAAATTCTTTTTGGATGGCGAGAAAAACATCGATAGCAAATACATGTGGCAAGTTCAGATGAATTTATTTATCACCGGCCGGAAGTGGTGGGATTTCATTGCCTATAATCCTAACTTCGACAAATCAATATTCGTGTTCAGAGTTTTGCCAAACAAGGATAGCTTCCGGAAACTCGAGATCGGCATCGAGGCCGGTATTGAAAAAATAAAGCAAATTAATAAAAAACTTAATCAATAAACTTATGCAAGATGCAAACATCGAAAAACTTAATCCGCTCAAAGCGGAGATCGTATCTCTAGTTGAAAATATAAAAGCGACTGTCGCTTCCGGAGATGCTGTCGGCCTTGATCTTCTCAAGGAGAAAAAGAAAACGCTGCAATCAAAACGCACCGACACTGTTAAATATTTAAAGGGAGAAAGAGAAGGCTTCATCGCAGCTCAAAAATTCATCATCGGTTTTGAAAAAGACATGTTGAAAATAATTGCCGAAGTTGAAGATCCGATCACTGAAGAAATTAATAAAATTGAGGAGGCAGAGCGCAGAGAGGAGCGCCGGTCGATGCTTCCGGAAAGAAAAGAAAAGTTGGCAAAAATAGGGATTTCCCCGACTGACGACTATATCCTCGATATGGATGAAAAGCAGTTTGCAGCTTATTATATCGAGAAGAAGGAAATTTATTTGAACGAACAGCAAGCCAAGATCGATGCAGAAAATAAACGCATCCAAGATGAGGCTGATGAAAAGCAAAGACAGGCAGATCTTGAGGCTGCCAGGATCGAAGGAGCAAAGCAGGCAGAGAAAGCGGCTGAAGAGGCAAGGATCAAAAAAGAAAAAGAAGATGAAGCTAATAGAAAAAAAATCGAGAAGCGCAAAAAATATATTGAGTTTAGAACACAGCATGGCTTCGCAGAGGAAACAAAAGCCGACTTCATTGAGAGAAACGATGGCGAGAAAATAATTTTATTTAGAAAAGTTGGTGAGTTTAAATTATAACAATATGTATAACAATCCCAATGACGAAAGCCTAACACAGCACGAAAAAATACTGGTGATAATGTTTAGAGATTTTATGTCCGGGAAGGATTATCGTTTTGCTAAGTGGTGGCGTGCAAGCGACTTCCAACGAGAACACTTCGGCATATTTGTCGGCTACGAAGCCACAGCGAGAATGTCGGAGTTATTTAAGAAATATCCATTTATGTGGGAAAGCCGGACAAACGAAAGGTTTAGGGAATTGAAATTTAAATTTAATCAGGCTAACGAAATATATCGGCAGCTTCCGCATGAGATGGCGAGGCATCTTGTCCGGGAAAAAATAATTTTATGAACGATGTCTATAAAATCCACAAAGTAAAAAGCCAAACAAACCCTAATAATGTATATACTGTTACTGTTTATAATGACGGCTTCAAAACCTGCGATTGTGTTTTTTTCCAGATGCGTGGCTTCCGAGGAAGAGGTTGTAAACACATCAAGTTCATAGAAGAAAAATATTATAAAAAATAAAACAATCACATGCTTGTCAAAAAACTTAAGATCAAAGAAGTCCGGGATAAATTGAAAAAAATATTATGCCGGGATGATGGCGAAGATCCACGAATAACCGTTCAGATCTTCGAGAGAGATGCTCTTTATTCTGTGTTTGAGGATATTTATAAGAGATGAATTGACGAAGGAAGGAGGGTTGAAAAACACATTTTAAATAACAAAATAAAAAGAATTTTATGAGTAAAACCAAAGTGGCACTGATCAGATTATTCACTGCAATCCGGATCGCAATAGCGAATGCAATATATCAGCATGAAATACCCTTCATGATCGCATACACAAAAAAGGTCGATATATTATCCGGTGAAAAATATCCTGCAGTGCGAACAAATTATAAAGTGTTAGCGGAGTTTGATCTCCCTAACTCCGATCGTCATTACATGATTTATATAATACGAGAGGATAATCAATAAATAAATGAGCCAACAACTTCAACTGTTCTACGAAAGAACATCAAAGTCAAAACAAGAACTCAAAGAGCTTCTTCTCATGATCAAGAATGAGCTATTGAATAGCCGATCATATCAGGCGGTTAATGAAGAAATTAAAACACTTCAGGAAAAAAGAAAGAAAATTGTCGATGATATTAAAATGGAATTTGGCAGCGAGGCTTCTAAAATCGATATACTGAAGCTCGATATCGAGAATGATCGCATGTTGATGGCAGACAAAGCCATTGCTGATCTTATTGCAGGTAACAAGGTCGAGGTTACCGACAAAGATGGCAATCGTTATGGACCGATATTCTCTGTCAAATTTAAAAAAATATAATATGCAGATCACAGAAAACCAAAAAAAATGTTTAGCGTGGATGAGCATTGAAACCGGATATCGTTATTCTCATATATCGGAAGAAGAAAATTTGACTAGAAAAGAGATTAGCGAAGCGATGTTGGCTCTGAAAATTGGAGGTTATTGCGAGCTAACTCCTGTGCTTGATTGTGATGGTATGGCAGCCGGTAAAGTCCACATTCTAACAGAAAAAGGAGAGGATCTTCAACGAGAGTTGGGGGTTGAATATAAAGGACAAGGATATGCCTGTTAAAAAAATTGACACAAAAAAACTAGACGAGCTTGCTAGAAAATATTATCACAAAGATTTTAAGAATTGTTGCCCATTGCAAAAGGCAAGGATCAAGAGAATTTTGAGATTAATAATTGAAAAATAATATGCCAGAAGAAAAAAAACAACAAGAAGAAAAAATCAAAGTAGTGCCGCCACACAAAATCATGTCGAGAGAGATTGTTTATGGTGATATTAAGAGAGTAGTTGAGGGTGCGAAGAAGATGTTTAGTTTATTGGATAAACATGGGAATTTCATAGATCCGATTGGAAACTACAAAACTTGTTATGCGATTGCACATTGCCAGATAACCAAAGATGATCCGCTACGATTTTTCATGATAAATCCAAAATACTCTGTATTTAATAATTTCCCGGAAGCAGTGATAGTCAATCCGAAGATAGTAAATCACACAAGACACACTGTCGATAAGGAAGAAGGATGTTTGAGTTACGCAACTCTCCCCCCTATAAAAGTTCAAAGATGGAACAAGTGCGAAGTAGAATTTAATGT